GTGGTGTTTGCCGGTCGCCTTGAAGCGATTGCCAGTTTCATTCTCAAACGTGAAATGACAGGAATTGAAGCTGCTGAAGCACTCCGCATCGAAGCTAACCGAATTCAAAGTGAAGCGGAGGCGTAACTATGGCTGATGTAATTGACACCGCCCAGGAGCGCGCTGATCTCGTCCTTTCCGCCCAAATCCAAGCCGCCCGCGCAACTGTTGCAGGTGTTTCCGCAATGTTCTGCATCGACTGTGACCGCCCAATACCGGAGGAACGCCGAGCAGCTCTTCCAGGTGTTGAGCTTTGTGTCTACTGCAAAGAACTCGCCGAGTTGAACGCCAGACATTACAGAGGAAACAAGTGATCGTTTTCTCAGTGGCATTACTCATCCTGGCCGGTATTAACGCTGGCTATCTGGTCATTGATATCAAAGACGGTATGTAATGCAGACCAGCCGTTTTACCCCTCAGATTAAAACGCCCGAAGTCTGGGCGTTTCCCTGGAATAAACCACGCCAGGCCGTTTCTGGCCTCGAAAGACCGCTTACCCGTGATGAATACAATCAGGGGCAAGCTGTTTTAATCAGAGTAAAAGCCCTCTCTACCGACCTGCGGGAAATTTTCACAGGTCGCCATGCGTATCTGCTGAAAACTCAGGGCATTCACGTCGCCAACAAATACCTGGTTTATACCCTTGGCCGCAGCATCCTTCCCCGCGTCGAAGCGGTTAATGCCGCTCATGCAATGAATGTTAAAGCCTCCATGAAATTCATGTCTGAGGCAGACACTTATCACAGCCTGCCAAGCATGAGCGATAAACCGCTGCGCCGGTTTGCCCAGGACATTGCGGGACATTTGAAAGTAATTTATGAAGAACGTTGCGATCACTTGCTTGCTCAATACAACGGGGATAATTCGATTCTTTTTGAGAGTGATACCCAGTGCGAGCTATATAGCGAAATTGCAGGTATGGCACAGGCTTTCAATATCACACCGATGTATTGGGCAAGGTATTGCAAAGATAAACTGGATGCTGTTTCCGCTATCGCTGCCATGTCGCGCCTGGTTAATCCGGACTGGTGGTTCCGCCAGCTGAAAGGCCAGCGCACCCGCTGGCGTGAATCTTTGCTGATCGCCATCGGCAAAGTGAACCGCGATGCTTCCCCGTATGCCAGTAAGCAGGCTATCCGTGAAGTACGTGCGCGCCGTCTCTCGAATCTCGACTACCTGAAAAGCTGCGACCTGGAGAACATCGAAACCGGCGAGCGTTTCAGTCTGATCGACAAAGTGATGGCAAGTATTTCAAACCCAGAAATCCGCCGCATGGAGCTAATGAGTACGATTGCCGGCACTGAAAAATATGCTGCTGCGAATGGCGACGTCGGGATGTTCCTGACCATCACCACGCCTTCCAAATATCACCCGACCCGAATGGTGGGTAAGGGCGATAAAAAGCGCGTTCAGCGAAATCACGCCTGGGACAAAGAAGCCTATACCCCGAAAGATGCGCAGCGTTATCTGTGCGGGATCTGGAGCAAAATGCGCACTGCGTTCAAGGATAGCTGCCTGTCCGTTTATGGGATGCGCGTTGTCGAACCCCACCACGACGCGACGCCGCACTGGCACATGATGCTATTCACCAAGCCCGCCATGCGTCAGCGCGTGATCGATATCATGCGCAAATACGCCATGAAAGAAGACGGTGACGAGCGCGGGGCGGCAAAGAATCGTTTTGACTGTAAGCACATGAACCGTGGCGGCGCGGCTGGCTATATTGCTAAATACATCGCAAAGAACATCGACGGTTATGCACTGGAAGGCGAGCGCGACCACGAAACCGGCGAGTTGCTGACTGACTCCGCGGCTGCTGTTACTGCCTGGGCTGCTACCTGGCGTATACCGCAGTTTCATCCTATCGGCCTGCCTACCATGGGTTCATACCGTGAGTGCCGCCGCATCCGTTCCATCAGCCTGACCGAAACCTTTGACGAAGAAGTGGAAGCCGTCCGCGCTGCTGCTGATGCCGGTAATTTTATGGCGTACATATCAGCCCAGGGCGGCGCTAATGTGCCTCGCGACGATCAGACCGTGCGTGTAGCCCGTCGCGTGGCTGACGAGTTGAATGCCTACGATGAAGAAGTGAAAAAGGTTGTGGGCATTTTTGCGCCCCACCTCGGCGACTCGCGTGTTTATGAAACCCGTACAACTCAATGGCGCATTGTTTCTTCTGCCGTTGACGTTGAGGTTTTGACCTCAAAAAGCGCCTCCGGCGCGCCTCGGAGTCCTGTCAATAACTGTGGGTTAGGTGAAAAGAAACAATCCGCAAATAGGCTCGATAGCCAGGCTGGGGGTGCGCCTACAGCGTCCAATTCTGACAACCTGCGAGTTATTGACTGGACAGACACTGCCGCCGTGAGGGCGATTGTGGCGCGTATACGTGAAGAAACGCCGAAAGTCAGCAAGGCGCAGCGAAGTTTTGACCCAACGAAGGGGCGCGATGTTGCCCCATCAGCAAGATTGACTGCTGAAGAACGGGCGCGATTGCCTCAGATTGAACAAGAATTGCTTAAAAACGATATCAAAGCTCAAAGATGGGAGCTGGAAGCATTAACCCGGGGAGCCAAAATCAGTTTTGGTGATGTTGTGATCCATCACCCCCCTCTAATGGACTGGCAGGAATTTTATGACGACTAGGACTGTTTAAACATTCATCTAAGCTATTGGTTAAAAAGTAACATTCAGTTTTTATTGGAATTTGTTAAGGAATGGTAATATTATACTGTATAAATAAACAGTGCATTGGAGTGAGTAATGGTATCCTCTCATGAGCTAAAGATGGCTTTGATAAAAATCCGGCTTATGGCTGACATCGCACAGTCAGGCCAGTGCAGAAATGACGACTACGCACTGGTGATGGAAATGATCTCTGATATGGCCGACAGCGTTCTGGATGATGCAGATACGCCGTCAGTGCCATTCTCTGTTTACGACGATGAAGAATAGCCAGGATTGCGGGCGATCTCTCTTTGTAAGCTCTGCATGCAGTGAGTGCATGATTTTGCATTGTGATCGCCCTGCTCTTTTCTCCCCGCGACACCAGTGCTGGCGTGGATCACAGTGGATCACGCAACTGCATCAAAAGCGCCCCATAAAGCGGGCAGGCGTGGCGGGGATAGCATTGCGCGCTTGATAAGTGGAATGTATTTTTTTGTTTAAGCACTTAATAATTTTCTTAACAGTTAAGAAACTGATGTGGTGAAAAACTAAAAAAATATAATAAGTTATGCAAAGAGATAGAGTTTAATTATAAAAAATAATAGCCAGCCCGCAGAGTGCGTTAGCTTTAAAGGTAATTAGTAATATATAAAATTATTCTCGAGATGATTTATAGCGGGGTTTCCGTCTTAAATATTTAAGCGCCACACGAAGGTTTGGCGCTCAGAAATTTAATTTAAAGGTTTAAGTTTTTTAAATTCAGTTGCCCACGTTTCTAAGGAAGTCGCCCTGCGTTTAGCTGTATCTTCACTGAGCCCACTAGAGTTATTAATTAAAAATTCAGTCGCGCTATCAGGATCAACATCAATTATCCTATCAACATTACAGTATTTCATCCATGCCCAGCCACAAACAGAATTTTCAAATGCATCAGCAAAAATGCGCAACTTCCCTATATAAGTTTCCTCCATAGACAGTTTCCATCCAAGAGGAAGTAGAACAAAACCATTTTCTTTTAAAAGACCTAAAAGTTTTGCTGCTCTTTTATAGTAATTTATTTGCCTTGGTGTAATACCTTCTGATTCGTCATTAAATGGAGAATTATCAGCAACGCAAGTTACCAATTTCATTAAGCGTGTAAGATCATTGGCTTGCGGTATCAACTCGCTAGATATAAACCTTTGATTATGCTCAATTATTCTTTCTTGGGTAGATTTTATGGATTTTGCATCTATGAGTGCAATGCTAGCTCCAGTATTTGTACGCAATTCAAACTTATAATTAAATTCTCTTAATGAAGAAAGTAACTCTTCAAAAATATCCAAATCTATATTGAGCTGCTCCAACTCTTCAGGTTGAATATTCTTATTCTTAAGTAATTCATTCAACTTCAATGAATTACATAACATTTCTTTGTTATTAGAAGCGCGGAACTTTGATTTATAAGAACCTAGACTTGCAGAAAGTGGAACCAAGGAAGCATCATCAAAATTCATTCTCTTCATAATAGAAGCATAAAGCTTATTCCAAGATCCGATAATTTTTTGTACCGGTTCCCATTCAATATCTTTTTTGCTATTTTCTCTGAAAATTCGAACTTCATGAACAGAACTTAGTTCATCAGCTAAAGCTGGATCATAACCAACTTCATGCTCCCCGTCTTCGTTTTGAACGATATGATATCCTATCGGAGGTAATAAGTCTAAATCCACATTTTCAATACTAAGCAGCTCGAATATGTAAGCATGTTCAGAATTAAAAGGTGTATTTATTTTTATTACGTTTTTATATAAAAAGAAGTCTCTTATTTGTATAAACCCGGATTCAAGATTTTTAATTTCTAATTCATTGACAGCAACGTAATACCAAGAATCATCATAATCAGACTCGTCAACCCAATGAGCTAAATAATGCTGTTTTTTTGATTTTGAAAACGCTAAAAAAGTTCGTGGAACATCGTAAAAACTAAAAGTTTTTATGATTATAAGGACCCCTAGTTCTTCAGTTTTTGGTAAGTAATACATAATTACTCCAAAACCTTAAAGGCAATTTCAATTTTAGTTTTCATTCTCAACCATGTTTCAAAATGAGTTTTTTTATTAGGAAGAGACATCTTTCCATGGATTGGTACGAGGGTTCCACATGCAATCCTTTTCTCTCTAAGCGGCTTATGAAAACCCTTCAGTTCCCTAATTTTATCAAGACTTTGAAACATCGAAGTACCGAAATCAGAAGCCGTAAGGAGTTTATCTTTCTTAACATAAGGCTCGCGATTATGTCCCACAAAGTCTGACTCATCTGGCGGATCCGTTTTGACTATTCTATACGCAATCCCAGCAGCATCAAGCGCGTCAAATGGTGGTACGTCTTTTGGGAAATCGTCAGGCCAAGGGCATTCTGTGTAGTCCATAATTGTAATCCTTACAATTTGCTAAGTCTTTCAATAGCTATAGAAAAAGCATTTGCACTCTTATCATTACCTACAAATCTTCTTTTAAGATTAAGTGCAGCTTCACCAGTTGAACATGAACCCATGAAGGGATCACAAATAGTTTCTCCCTCAATACTACTTTGTTTTATCAAAATTTCCAATAATTGTGTCGGTTTTTCAGTCGGATATCGTCCTACGAGCCTAGGAACTTTAATAATATCAGGAATTGATAAGTCGTTGATTTTACGCTTACCCTTCTCGAAGAATAAAATAAATTCATATTTCGCGCGGTAATGATAGCCCATACCTATGCGGTCTTTGTCCCAAATTAACGGCTTCCAAAACTTGAAACCTACGGATTCAGCAATCGGTTTAGCATAAAAGGCCGTTTCTTGATCACAGAAAAGATAAAAGTGACTGTTGTTTTTTAAAACCCTATATATTTCAATGAACAACTCTTCAAATCTATCATTTGGGAAAATCTCAAACCAAAAATTACTTGAACGCTTGCTCAAAGATAATCTCGTTGTTGTACCTGACTTTCGATGCTTTTCCAGGGACTCATAAGGAGGATCTGTTATAAATAAATTAACTGACCCCGACTGCATATTTTTGAGCAATTGAACGGCATCTTCTTGATAAAGTTGATAGTTGCTAACTGGTAAAGGTTGGCTAACCATGTACATTCCTATAAGTTAAGCTTTTTATTATTGTATATTCATACAGTGTTTTTATCATGATTTTTTGTTGTGCCATGTGGAAAACTCATTTATACCATTACTTATCATGTAGTTATAAAATTTAATTAACTCCTTAAAGTCTCAATTTAACGTTGTCTTTTTAGCCCAATACATACGATTGAAAAGAAATTACTTGTGTTGCAAACAAACAATCTAAATCTCTCATCCTCTCCTGCAGTGGCGTCAGCTCGTTCCTAACGAACACCTGCGCCGCCTTCTCCACATCCCCAAACCCGCCCGCATTATCAGGAATGATCCCCATCATCTGCGGTGGAACGCGATGCGCGCTCAGCAGGTCATCACGGCTGGATTTCTTGATGTTGAAGAAATCATCCTTAGTGGCGACCTCACTCAGAGGCAAAATCTGAATGCCGTCCTTTTTGCCGTTCGGCGCGTACATGAACAGGTTGCGGAAGTTGCCCAAACCTTTGGTGTCCCTCATTGCCTTACGCATTGAATCTATATCGCTGCTGCTCTGGGCGGCGTCGGTCATATACAGGATGTAACCTGCGTGCGCGCCGTTTTGGTAATACTTGCGGCGGAACAACGTGGCGGCCTCGTTTAGCCAGGCAGAGTTAAGCGCGCTCAGATATTCAGGCAGCCCGTAAATCTCCTGATTAATGTCAGGTTCGATTAGATGAAAGATGCTACCGGCCGCAAACTGATGCGGTTCCTTCCAATCATGCACAAACCAGTACGTCCCCTCTTCCACTCCGCGACGCACATATTTAGCTGGCACGGCCTCAAAGCGTAACGGTTCGCCGAGCTGGTTACGGATCAGTTCCAGATACGCATTCCCGAACACCAGATAATCCAGCGCAAATTTGCTGAACTCCTGCTGGCTCAGCAGTGGATGCGGGATAAATGTCGAGGCGAGGATATTACGTTTCACGTAAATCGGTGAGCTGTGATGTACGGCGGCGCGAAGACTGCGGGCAAGACCGTCGAAACTGACCGGAGGCTCATACCAGCGGCCGTTGCCGGTGCATTCGATGTAATCCAGAATCTCGCGGCGGTCTAAAACCGGCGTCGGATCACCGAAGCTGAATACCTCCGCGCCCTGCTGGCTTTCAGTTGTGGTGGTCTGTGTGGTTTTACGGTATTTGCGCTTGCTCATTTAGTAGAACTCCAGAATGTTCGGGCTTTGTCCGCCATTGGCGGCGGTCAGTGGTTCGTTTAACAGGGCGTGCATGATTGCCCACGCGACATCGGCGTGGCTGGCCTCTTCACTGCGGCTGGCTTCGTAGGTGGAACGGTTGCCGCTGGCGGTCATCGTTTTGCGGATCGCCATAAACGAGGCTGTGATGTCGGTATGGCCGGTGTCATATTCCAGGCGGCCGGAGCTGATGGTGTCTTTTGCTTTGAGTACCAGCGCGGTTTTCACTTCGGGGCTGTAACGGATCTCACGCGCCGCAGGAAAGAACTGCTGCACAAGCTGGAATACCCCCTGCCCGATGCCAGTCGCATCGATACCGATGTACTCAACGGCATAACGATTGGTGAGTTCCTCGATGCTTCTGGCCTGTGCGGCAAAGTCCATGCCTTTCCACTGATGCCGCTCGAGCACGCGGAACTTGCCGCCGGAAACAACTGGCGGGGCAATCACTGCACAGCCTGCGCTGTCGCCGGTGTGCGACGGGTCGTAACCAATCCACACGGGACGATAGGCAAACGGTCGCTTCAGGTACGGGTCAAAGTCTTCCCATTCATCCAGACTGTCCACCATGCAGCCCTGCAACTCGGCGAACGGGAACACCGACGCCTGATCGTCCACGAACTCGCACATCAGCAAGTTTTCATATTCGGCGGGGCTGTATTCCAGTTGCAGCTGTTCCAGGTCGAAAAGGTTACAGCCGCCTGACAATGCATCTTCCACCGTCACAATCTGCCGCCACTGGCCGTCATCGCACAGCACGCCTTTTGACAGGTGCGAGTGCGTTAAATCCAGGTCAATCCTGTCGGCCTTATTGCGGCGCCCTTTGTTGAATAGTTCACCCGACCAGAACGGATAGGCACTGTGTGCCAGACTGGATGGCGTGGAAAAGTAGGTGCTTCGCCATTTCTTATGCAGCGACATGCCGGAGGCGACTTTGCGCAGCTCCTGAAATTTAGGGATCCAGAAGTATTCGTCCAGGTATATATTGCCGGTATAGCTCTGCGCGGTGCGAACGTTGGTACCGAGAAAAATCAGCCGTGCACCGTTCGGCAGCACAATCGGATCGCCTTTTAAATCGACGTCCACCTGTCTCGCAAAGTCGATAATGTAATTTTTAAAAACGTGCGCCTGCGCCTTGCTGGCCGACAGGAAAATCTGATTGCGACCGGTGGTCAGCGCATCAATCAGCGCTTCCCGGGCAAAGTAGAAGGTTGCGCCAATCTGGCGGGACTTGAGGATGTTGCGGATACGGTGCTGAAGCCCTGCCTGATGCCATCCACGCTGATACTCAAACGACGTTTCAATGAAGATGTCGCCGAGTTTCTCAATGGCCTCATCGCTGAAAACATTCTTATCGGGTACCTTTCGTTCGCCCTTGTTACGGTTGGCGACATTCGGATTTAAATCAGCTTCACTGCCGGTGTGGCTATAGCGGTTAACCCTTGCCAGGCGTTCAATCTGTCGGCCTAACAGGTCGATTTCTTTGTAGTCCTTCCCCTCTTTTACATCTTTCATGACGAGCTGGATCAGTCGCGCTTCCATGCTGGTTTCCACGCGAGAAATAGGCGCAATGGCCTCCCACTGATCGCGAGTTTTCCAACTCTGCACGGTCGGCGTTTTTTGGCTCAGCATCTCCCCGATTTGCCGCACAGAAAAACCCTGCCAGTAAAGCAGTGCCGCCTGTCGGCGCGGGTCGCTGATGATGGTGTAGTTTGAAATATTCATGCCGCCACGTTACCGGCCAAACAGCCGTTTTTCGCGCTGCCCACGTTGTGCCATCGGGTAACAACCCGCATCGGCTGGCGGCCTGCGGTGACTGTCTGGAAACTAACTCCCGTTCTCAACACTCATTACCGGAGTCAGTTACATGGCAAAGAAAGTATCGAAATGGTTCCGTATCGGGGTCGAAGGCGACACCTGCGACGGCCGCGAAATTGATGCTAACGACATCAAGCAAATGGCGGAGACATACAGCGCGAAAGCTTACGGTGCCCGCGTCAATCTGGAGCACATCAAAGGCGTATTACCGACCAGCGATTTCCGCCGCTATGGCGACGTGATCCAGCTGAAAGCCGAACAAATTGATGACGCGGCTGAACCGCTGCTGCATGACAAATGGGCGCTATACGCGATGATCAGCCCGACCGCAGATTTAACGCAGATGGTCGGCGACGGGCAGAAGGTTTACACCTCGATGGAGATCAAACGTAACTTCGCCAATTCCAATAAATCCTACCTGGTCGGTCTGGCCGTCACCGATGACCCCGCAAGCCTCGGCACTGAAATGCTGGAGTTCAGCCGCAAAGCCAAACAGAACCCGCTCGCCGGTCGTAAAACCGATCCGGACAGCCTCTTCACCGTCGCCACCGAAGCACTGATTGAGTTTGAAGATGTGCCAGAAACTACACCTTCTCTTTTCGCCCTGGTGAAACAAAAGCTTTCCCGTAAGCAGGCGTCAGACGATGCCCGGCTGGCCGATGTTCACGAAGCCGTCAGCGAAGTCGCTCAATACGCTCAGACCGGACTGGATAAGCATGAAACCAGCCTGACTGACCTGCTGAGCCGCGTCGATACTCTGGAAAAATCCACCGCTGCCGAGCATGACGCCCTCATTGAATTGAAAGGCAAGCTTGCGCAGACACCGGCGCAGAACTTTAACCAGCGCCCACATGCAACCGGCGGTACAGGCGCTGACGAGACAGTGACCGACTGCTGATCCGACATATTTAATTTACCCTCAGGAAATAAGTCATGAAAAAAGAAACGCGCTTTAAATTCAATGCGTTCCTCTCCCAGCTCGCCAAACTCAACAACGTTGACGTCGGCACGCTGGACAAGAAATTTAACGTCGAGCCGTCCGTCACGCAGACGCTGATGACGCGATTGCAGGAGTCCTCAGAGTTTCTGACCCGCATCAACATCATTCCGGTAGACGAAATGATGGGCGCGAAAGTGGGCGTCGGTGTGACTGGCACGATTGCCAGTACCACCAACACTGACGCGGGTGATGAGCGTGAAACAGCTGATTTCACCAAGCTGGATCAGGAGGGCTACCACTGCACCAAAACCAACTACGACTTCCACTGGATGTACAGCAAGCTGGATTTGTGGGCGCGATATAACGATTTTCAGACCCGCCTGCGTGACGCCATTATTAAGCGTCAGGCATTGGATCGCATCCTTGTCGGCTTTAACGGTATTTCCCGCGCACCGACGTCTAACCGCGTTCAGAATCCGCTGTTGCAGGATGTCGGTGTGGGCTGGCTGCAAAAATACCGCCTCAATGCCCCGTCCAAAGTGATGGGCATGATTGTCGCCGAAGACGGCACCGTGACCAATGAGGCGGTTAAAGTCGGTGGCGTAGGTGAGTACAAAAACCTCGACGCGCTGGTCTTTGATGCAGTCAACGAACTAATCGACCCAATCTATCAGGACGACACCGAACTGGTGGTGATCTGCGGCCGCAAGCTGCTCGCGGATAAGTATTTCCCGCTGATCAACAAACAGCAGCCAAACACTGAGGCAATGGCCGCCGACCTGATTGTCAGCCAGAAACGCATCGGCAATCTGCCCGCCGTTCGTGTGCCCGGCTTCCCTGCTAATGCCATGCTGATCACCCGCCTGGATAACCTGTCTATTTACTGGCAGGACGGCACGCACCGCCGCCACGTTGAGGAAGTACCAAAACGTGACCGTATCGAAAACTACGAATCGATTAACGAGGATTACGTGGTGGAAGACTACGGCTGCGGTTGTCTGATCGAGAACATCGAGGTAACCGCCGGTGCAGATGACAAGGACGAAAAAGCTGAACTCAGCAAATTCACCTCGGCGATTGTTGACGCCATCAAAACTGCATCCGGTACTACCGCACCGGCAGCTCAGGAGTAAGTCATGACCAGCCCTGCCCGACGTCATTTGTTGCGGCAGTCAGCTATCGAAGCCGCGCAGCAGGATACCAGCCTGCTGCGTCATGCCACCGGCTATGAACTGCTGCTGCAAAAGCTTAATGCTGACCAGAAAGCCCTGAAAAAAGCCTACTCCGGAGAGAAAAAGGCAGAACTCAAACGCAAGATGCTGCCCGAATATGCGCCGTGGGTGGCGGGCGTTCTCGCCGAGGGAAAAGGCGCTCAGGACGCCATCCTGATGACCATCATGATCTGGCGGATTGATGCCGGTGATTATACCGGTGCGCTGGAAATCGCCCGCTACGCGCTGCATTACAAGCTGGCGATGCCGTTCGGCAAACGTCCTGCCGGTTATGCACTGGCGGAGGAAATCGCCGACATGAGCTCCCGCGCTCATGCTGCCGGTGAGCCGGTCAGTCTCGATGTACTGATGACCACGATCGAACTGACGGAAAGCCAGGACATGCCAGATCAGGTGCGCGCCAAGCTGCACAAAATCACCGGCTACCTGTATCGCGACGCGGAGAAACTGCCGCTCGCCCTGCAACACCTGAAACGCGCCTTCCAGCTAAACAGCAACTGCGGCGTCAAAAAGGATATTGAGCGGTTGGAATCAGCCATCAAAAAGGCGGCCAACGGCTAAACAGAACGCGCCCCGCGCCGGACGGCACGCAAGCCGCGACAGGTCTGTGACCTCGTTCAACGCTGGCGTCCACCGTCCCCTATTCAGAGGTCACTATGTCTCTTGTTGTACCTGCACCAAAGCCGGACGCCGCGACGGAACCCGCGATCAAAAACACGCACTTCTGGCCGGATATCAGTCCGGTGGAGTTACGCGACACGCTGCGCCTGGAAGGAACGGTGACCGCCAAACGTCTGCGCGCCGTCATTAAGTACGCGCTGACCGAAGTTAACGCTGAGCTTTACAGCTACCGCGTTGCACAACTGGCTCAGGGATACAAAACCCTTGCTGATGTCCCGGCAGACCAGATTGATGACGAAAGTATCAAAGTCTGTGCCTACCTGCGGGCGGTTTCATCCATTACGGCTGCCATTCTTGCGGAACGATATCCGAACAGTGATACCACCGATGCTGGCAGTAAAAAGGCCGAGATTGTCGAAAGTACGGTTGATGAACTGTGGCGTGATGGCCGCAATGCGATCAGCGACGTCGCTGGCGTGTCGCACTGTGTGATCGGTCTGCTCTGATGAAAGTCTATGCCGAACAAGGCGACACCGTGGATTCGCTCTGCTGGCGGTATTACGGGCGTACCGAGTCGGTGATGGAACAGGTTTACGCGGCTAACGTTGGCTTAGCCGCTCGCGGGGCAATTCTGCCCCATGGCTACGCGGTGGAACTGCCGGATGTTACTCAGGCCGCAGTCAGTGAAACCGTCTCACTTTGGGACTGATGACCATGGAGCGCATCACCTCGTTTATCTGTTACTGCGTCGCGGCCTTTCTTGCCTGGCTCGGCGCAATGTCGCCGCAGGATATTGCCTTTCTGGTGGGGGCAGGCGTCGGCGTCGCGACCTTCCTGGTGAACTGGTATTACCGGCGCAAAACTTACCGACTGCTCAAACAGATGGGCGTCAGTGGAGAAATCAATGCAGCCATCAATCGTTAGACGCTGCGCCGTCGCCGCTGTTCTGGCGATTGTTGCGCTGTTGCCGCAAACGCCCACGTTGAAAACGTCCGCCGCCGGTCTGGCACTGATTGCCGATTTTGAAGGATGCCGCCTGTCAGCCTATCAGTGCAGCGCGGGCGTCTGGACAAACGGCATCGGGCACACCGCAGGCGTGAAGCCGCAAACGCAAATCAGCGAACGTCAGGCCGCCGTTAACCTGGTGGAAGACGTGATGCGGGTGGAGAAAGGCATTGCCCGATGTATGCCGGTTGCCATGCCGCAGCCGGTGTACGACGCCGTGGTGTCCTTTGCCTTCAACGTCGGCGTGACGGCGGCGTGTAAATCCACCCTGGCGTTTTTCATCAACAAGGGGGAATGGCGAAAAGCCTGCGAACAGTTGCCGCGCTGGGTGTTCGTGAACGGTGTCCGCGTCACCGGCCTGGAGCGCCGCCGCGCGAATGAGCTGGCCTACTGCCAGCGGGGAGTCTGATGCGCATTTTAATTTTATTACTGCTGATCGCCCTTGCCCTAGCGGGGATGCAAACTTGGCGTATCAGTGGATTGCACGCCGAGGCGGTGCAGGCACAGAAGATTATCGGCACGCTGTCCGCCGGAATCGAAAGCCGCGACAACGTTATTAATCGCCTGAACGATGATGCCGTGTCGCGGGAACGCCAGGAGCAAAGCCTGCGCGCGCAGCTCTCACAGGCCGGTCAGCGGGCACGGGATCGTGAATACACAATTCAAAGGTTACTCAATGAAAATCAGGAAATGCGCGATTGGTACGCTGCTCCTCTGCCTGACGGTATTGGCCGGATGCACGCTCGTCCCGCCTTCGCCAGCGCCGCGGATTATTTACGTTGGCTGTCCGGCGGTAACGAGCTGCCCGATACCGGCAAGCTCACCGCTCACTAACGGCGATTTAAGCAGTGACGTCAGAAACCTGGAGGCCGCGCTGACCGCCTGCGGCCTTCAGGTGGAAGCGGTCAAACAATGCCAGGAGGAACACCGTGTTAAAACCCGCCCAGCTGAGAAAGGCGTTAACTGATGCGGTTCCGGTGCTGCAAACCAGCCCCGACACCCTGCGGATGTTTGTGGATAACGGGCGCATCGTTTCCACGTTAGCCAGCTCGCTGTCGTTTGAATACCAGTATCAGACAGAACTGCTGATCACCAACTTTGCCCAGGACTGCGATCTGATTATTGTGCCGATCCTTGCGTGGCTGCGGGAGAACCAGCCGGACATCATGGCGACGCCGGAAAAGCAGCAGACCGGATTTAAATTTAAGGCCGATATGCTGGATGATGGTTCCTACGATATCGCTATTGATGTGCAGCTCACCGAGCGCGTGATTGTGAAACAGATTGATGCCGGTCTGTACGTGGAGCATTTTCCGGAACCGCCGCTGCCGGAGCCGGTGGAAAGGCCGCGTGAACTGTACCTGCACGGCGAGTTAGTGAGTCAGTGGCATGAGTGAGCTGACTGCGTTTGATACCCGCCTGGCGGGATTGATTGCCGCGCTGTCACCGCAAAGCCGGAAGGCGATGGCGGCGACCATTGCGAAGCGTCTGCGCAAACATCAGCAGCAGCGCATTAAGCAGCAGGTCACACCGGAAGGGCTGCCGTTCACCCCGCGCCGCCCGCAGCCGTTGCGGGCAAAGAAAGGCCGCATTAAGCGGGAAATGTTCGCCAAACTGCGCACGGCAAAATACATGAAAGCCAGAGGCACCGCTGACGATGCGGTAGTGGAATTTACCGGCCAGGTTCAGCGCATGGCGAAGGTGCATCAGTACGGGCTGCGGGATCGTCCGTCTGTCCGTGCAAAAGAAATGCAGTATCCGGCGCGTCCGTTGTTGGGGCTGGACGCGGAGGATATGAAGATTGTGGAAGATGAATTGCTAAAATGTATTAGCTCAGACTTGACCTGACAAGACTGCGGCACAGGGCCAACCTAATCTGAAGGGCAGCTCTGTACCAAAAGCAGATGTTGATAGCGTTTTACTTTGTTAGTATATCAGGAAGAGTTCGTATTAACCCTTAGGAGAAGGTAATGGATGAAAATATAGGCATGAGTTATATTGAGAGGGTAGCAAATGGTAATGCTGGTGAGTTTTATTTTGCATATTGGGTTTCAAATAACTTCATCTGGCCTTGTCGCATTCTTGATATTGATATGGGATTGGATGCTCAAATTGAAATTTACGATGAACAATATCATTCAACAGGGATGTTTATTGGCGTGCAGGTGAAAACAACCGCGAAGACGCTAGAAGAATCCCCTTGCGTTTCTGTCCCCCTAAAAAACATAGTTTACTGGGAAAGCATTAATGACCCAGTTATTATTATTCGAGTTTGTCTTAATAACAACTCTCAAGAACCTAGCTTGTATTGGAAACATCTTAAGAAAAAAGAATTAAGAAATTATTTATCAAAATCCAAAATAAAAACTCATGAAACAGTATCAATAAGTTTTGAAGGAAATGATGATTTATTGAAAAAGAGCGATAAATCATTATGGTTGAAAGTTTTTTTGAACGATGAAGATATGGACATTATTGAGCATGCAGAAACAATTCAATCTAAAATAGATTTCTTAGGCCTATATTTTGAAAAAAATTCTGACGATGGGCAACTTACTGCTGGATATCCATATCACAATTTCCCTTCAGAACTTAACGATATTTTGAACGAATATGACATATTGTCAAACGCTGTTAAAATCAACCCTCGATTGAAGTATCTTTCAAACGAAGTAACATCGGCCATTAATTCCTACAGCTTACATATCAACATTATATTAAGCGCTTTCACTGAGGGGTGGAAAAGCCACTCAATTCATATTTCCGATTTTAATCTGTCATCATCAACAATCAACCCTGCACTTCATAGAATCATTATTGGCGATTAACTTTCATTCTCTACGCGAATAAATCCACTCCTCAATTAATTTTACAGACTAGGGAATGCTAACTATTTATCCTTCAATAAGGTTATTGTATAACCTTATTGAACCTGATCCCAAAATCCTGTTCCATTCAGAAACAGAATTTCGTAGTCATATACACTCCTCTGAGCGGAGGTGGTGCCGATGAAAAATCACGATACACCGAAGAGCAGATTATCTTAGCCCTGAAGCACTAGGTACACCGGTGCCCGAAGTCTGCCCTAAACTGGGCATTTACGATGCCACGTGTTACATATGGTGCAATAAATAAGGTGGCATTTCTTCCTTATAACTTAAGCACATGTGGCAGTTGGAAGAGGTAAACCTGCGGCTGAAGAAACTGGTGACCGTCCAGAGCCTCAATAACGCAACTTGCAGTGCGTGCTGGCAAAAAAGAACTAACGCGGGCGCGGTTGAACGAATGGCTTCGCGTTCTGCAGGCACATTACGGGGCCAACGAACGGCAGGTCTGTTTGCGCTGCGGATCAGCCGCAGTTCGTTCCGTTATCGCTCAGTGGCGGCCTATGACAGCGCCCTGCCCGGCATATCCGTGAAATTACGGAAAGTCGCTTACATTACAGCTACCGGCGGGTTCACATCCTGCTCCGGCTGGAGGGAGGGACATACGTAAACACATTATACCACCTCGACCGTGAACAGGAACTGTCTCTTCGGCTCAACGCCCCACAGTAATAAATCGGTATAGCGTCCAGCCTCAGAGCCTCTACCAGAACCATGTCTGGAGCATAAGATTTTGTCTCCGATGCGCTGTTAGACGGAAGCCTGTTGTTCCTTATTATGACCGGATCATATTCGAGATCAGGGTCATATATTCGAAAGTTCATGATTCAGAAGTGCCAGAAGCGGAAATATTCATCATATTTAGCTTATTTCATACAAATGGCACTGGTACCCGTAAATTTGACTCAACCTTATAAAAGGTTACGATATTCCTCAACTGATATTGAATTAATGTTAGGAAGAATTGAGTTGAAAATAGCATCATTACTAACAATAATGTTATCATGATCAACGAGATATAACGTATGAAGTATGTCAAGAAGGTCGTTCTTTGAAGCTGCTTCTCGAAGGCATGTTCTTTTTAAATTATAGGCATAATTTGCAAAAAAGAATAAGTCTAGACCATTATTATAAGTGTTTAATATTTCATGATCGCTGAGATTTGACTCGGGATACAATGTTCTAAAGACATTGGGTGCCTCAGTTTGTTTTAAATTTTCCATCAGGAAGCGTGAAGGATGCGCGTCTTTTGGTACTTTGTTAAAGTAACTTGGTGTCTCACGTTCTGAACCTAACATTTGATCTAAACTTAATTTAATCATTTCTTTAGGGGGAGCAGGAACAGCACAGGCTGTAGTCATATTACTTTGAAAACTCTTAGTGCCAAACTCATATCTCTCAGTAATTTCTTTGTAATCTTGCTGTGCCGGTTCGGTATTTGTTAGAATGGCTTGCAGTTTAACTTTAACTGACTCCGACTCATGTACATGCGCACCGTTGTTAAACGCTAATTCCATCATCTCAAATGGCATAAAATCGATAAATCTTAATTCAACAGACTGAAGAGATTTGAGCAAACCTAGTCTGCGATCGCTATCTCTAGCTCTACCAATTCCTTTAGTCAACTCGAAAAGTGAGAACGTTGAAGTATAAGACTCCTTAAGTAATTTTTCATTATTTTTTAGGGAACCGCCAAGCGCTCTTAGAGCGTTAGTTTCAAGATAGTATTTCACTAAATCTCCTATATAATCTTTGAGAATTTGAAGCTTTCAATAATATCGTAAGCCCTTTTTATTTCCATTGTAAGCTAATATTTTAATATTTAAAAACTGTATTTTATTGATGGAAATCAAAGTTTAAATTTAGCCAGATATCCGTTCTTCGCTCACACCATACTGTGAGATTTGATGATGTTCAACCTACTACATGTATCAGCTCAAGTTTGAGCTAATACTCCTCAGTCAGTGATCCCCACGTTGTGCCACCCGCCATCAACCTGCCTCAAATTGTATGCCGCCTGACAGGGCGGCATTCTTTTATCCATGAATACATCCATCCCAAACAACGACATTCCGCGCCTGTTGCGCAATCTGATCCGCATTGGCACCGTTGCCGAGGTGGATTTAGATGCGGGCACCTGTCGCGTGAACACCGGCGGCAACGTCACCGACTGGCTGCATTGGCTGACCTCCCGCGCGGGGCGTTCCCGTTCCTGGTGGGCACCGTCCGCCGGTGAGCAGGTTCTGCTGTTCTGCCTGGGCGGTGAACTCGACACCGCCTTTGTGATGCCTGCCGTTTTCTCTGATGAATTCCCCGCCCCGTCTGCCTCGGCGGATGCCGTACACGTTACTTTCCCTGACGGCGCGGTGATCGAGTACGAGCCGAAGACCGGCGCGCTGCTGGCAACCGGCATTAAGTCTGCAACGGTGAACGCTGCCGATAAGGTGGCTGTCACCGCCCCACTGATTACCTGCACGGCGAAAACCCGCATCACGCTCGACACGCCGGAGGTGGTCTGCACTAACAAACTCACCACCGCCACTATCGAGATTAAGCAAGGCGGCAAGATGACAGGAAATCTGACCCACTCGGGCGGTAGCATCACATCAAACGGCGTGGTGGTTCATACCCATAAACACGGCGGCGTCCAGACGGGCGGCGGTCAAACGCAGGTGCCTTCATGACTAACGCGAAATACATCGGCCTGGCTCGCGACACGGGGCGCAGCGTCGAAGACCTGGCACACATTCAGCAGTCGGTCAGCGACATTTTGCGCACGCCCGTCGGTTCCCGCGTCATGCGCCGTGACTATGGTTCACTGCTATCGATACTGACTGACCGCCCGCAGAATGCGGCGCTGCGCCTGCAAATTATGGCGGCCTGCTACAGCGCGATCCTCAAGTGGGAGCCACGCGTCAGCCTGACCGGCATCACCTTTGAAACGACGTTTGATGGAAAAATGGTGGTGGATATTACCGGCACCCGCAAAGACACGTTCGCCGCCATTTCCTTAACCCTACCCGTGAGCTGAATTATGGCAACTATCGACCTGAGCCAGTTACCCGCCCCCGACGTGGTGGAGGTGCTGGATTACGAAATTCTGCTGGCGGAACGCAAAGCCACGCTGGTCTCCTTGTACCCCGAAGACCAGCAGGCCGCCATCGCCCGCACATTGACCCTGGAGTCTGAACCGATTGTGAAGCTGCTGGAGGAGAACGCTTACCGCGAAGTGATCCTGCGTCAGCGGGTTAATGAAGCTGCGCAGGCGGTGATGCTGGCTTATGCCACCGGAACAGACCTGGACAATATCGCCGCCACGTTCAGCGTGCAACGCCTGACGATCACGCCTGCGGATACGGTCAGCGTGCCCGCCGTGGCGGCAGTCATGGAAAGCGATGCTGATTTGCGTATCCGTGCGCAGCAGGCGTTTGAAGGGCTGAGCGTGGCCGGTCCGATTGGTTCCTATGAGTATCACGGGCGCTCGGCTGATGGACGCGTGGCGGATATTTCGGTGATCAGTCCGTCGCCTGCCTGCGTGACGATTTCCGTGCTGGCACAGACCGGCAACGGCACCGCGCCCGCCGACCTGCTGGCGAAAGTACAGGCCGCGCTCAATGATGAAAACGTGCGCCCCGTGGCTGACCGCGTGACCGTCCAGTCTGCCACCGTGGTCAGTTACACCATTGATGCCGTGCTGTATCTGTTCCCTGGTCCGGAAGCCGAACCCATCCGCGAAGCCGCCGAAGCCAAGCTTATCGCCTACACCACCGCGCAGCACCGTTTAGGCCGCGACATCCGGCTGTCCGCCATTTATGCCGCGCTGCACGTTGAAGGCGTGCAGCGGGTGGAGCTGAAAAGCCCCGCCGCTGACATCGAGCTGGATAAAACGCAGGCGTCATTCTGCACCGCTTACACCCTGAAAGTGGGCGGTTACGATGAGTGATCGCCTGCTGCCCGCCGGTTCCTCCGCGCTGGAGGTCGCCGCCGCCGACGCCTGCGCCGCGCTTGAAAACGTGCCGGTGCCGCTGCGGCAGCTTTGGGATCCGCTGACCTGTCCGGCAAAGTTTTTGCCGTACCTGGCGTGGGCGCTGTCGGTTGACCGCTGGGATGAAAACTGGCCTGTCGCCACCAAGCGCCGCGTCATTCAGTCGGCCTGGTTCATTCACTGCCACAAGGGAACTATCGGTGCCATCCGGCGCGTGGTGGAGCCGCTCGGCTACCTGATTAACGTGACCGAGTGGTGGGAAACGAATGACGAACCAGGGACGTTTCGCCTGGACATCGGCGTGCTGGAAACCGGCATCACCGAAGAAATGTATTTAGAAATGGAAAGGCTGATTGCTGACGCTAAACCTGCCAGCCGCCATCTGATCGGGCTGACCATCACCCAGGACATCAAAGGCGATGTTTACATCGGCGCGGCGCAATACCTTGGCGAACTGCTGACCGTTTACCCCGCATAAGAGGACGATATGAGCACATTTAAATCCGTTGTCACCACGCTCGGGCAGTCGCGCATTGCGGCAGCCATTGCGGCGGGAACTGACATCAACATTACGCAGCTTGCCGTCGGTGACGGCAACGGCAAGGCGACCACACCCGTCGCCACGCAGACCAAACTGGTTAAAGAGGTGTACCGCACGCCGCTCAATTCCTTAAAGCTGGATCCGACTCATGGTAACTGGGTGATTGCTGAGGCGGTGATTTCTGCCAGCGTCGGCGGCTTCTGGATGCGTGAAATGGGGCTGTTTGCTGACGACGGTGCGCTGATTGCCGTCTGTAATATGGCGGACACGTACAAGCCAACTTTGGCGGAAGGTTCAGGCCGCACGCAGACGTTGCGGATGGTGATTGCCGTCAGCAACACCGAAGCTATCAGCCTGCTGATCGATGACTCGGTGATTATGGCGACTGAGCAGTATGTGAATGACCTGCTGGCGGCGCATGAAAAATCCCGTAACCACCCCGACGGTACGCTGACGGCAAAAGGTTTTGTGCAGCTTAACAGCTCGGTCAGCAGTACCAGCGAAACGCTGGCGGCGACGCCAAAGGCGGTGAAGACCGCCAACGACAATGCCAACACCCGCGTCCCTTCCACCCGCAAGGTAAATAACAAACCGCTGAGTGCTGATATCACTTTGGCGGCGGCGGACGTGGGGGCAATGAGCAATCTGATGCTGGCAACGGACACGACCAAGGTTAAGCGTTTGGATGACCCGTCCATTATTGACGTCACTAATCCCGTCAGTATTTCTGCCACGTTTGAAGATCATCCTCTGGGTGCGACCTACGTCGTTGCCGGTCAGTTGCACAACTGGCGGCGCTACTGGGCGGCGGGTGCGGCGGCCTATCAGCGCCTGATTAATAACGACGGACAGATTTTTGAGCGCATCGGTTCATACACCGCAGCGGGCGGCTGGAAATGGTTCCTCAGCGACAGCGGTTATCCGTTCGGCTGGCGGAAGATTCTGGACAGCGGCAGCATGACGCTGACGGATTTGACGCGGCTGGGCGTCGCCCGATCGGGTGAGAACGCGGATATTACCGGCCTCAGCAAACTTACCGACATTGCGTCCAGCGTTAAAATGGCGGCTAACCTGGAGGTCGCCAGTTCGATCCAGGCTAATT